TTTTTACTGGAATAACAAATTCTGATGAAGAAGATGAGGTTAATGTTCATGGCGGTGCTATGTGGGCAAGGATGCCTATTCAAGCTCTTGTAGCCGATATTGAAATTGATGAATGGCCGGATCGCATGGAAGATCATTTGTGTCAACCGTGGGATTGTGAGTCGCGTGAACATGAAGTTGTTGTTTTAGACCGTGTAAGTTCAAGTCCTTGGATTGCAAAAGTTAATCATGAGTTTTATGAAGCGCAGTACATAATGACTATAGATTACACTGGAAATTCTATTTCAGATTCACCAGATCAGCACAAACAAAGTCACCTTTTATATCTTACAGAAGGCCCTTGGTGTGGAAATATCATTGCTTTACCAAACAATCGAGCAAGGGCTACCTCTCCGGCTTTGTGGGATACAGGAGAAGGAGCACCTGACTTCAGACCAAGCCAGTATATCCATTCTGCGGAGGGTCACAGTTCGTATACGGACCCTAATATTACATTTGACAATTTGTATTCAGAGGGTATTGACGATGGCTGAGTTGACTGTTGCGGCAAAGAAAAAAATGATTGCTGAGTTAAGAAAAGCGTCTAAGCTTCACGCGGGTCAAGCGGATAGGCTTGAAAGAACCTTACCTAATAAAGGTAAGTCTAAAAAGGTTAAATAGTGATGGCGGTTAGCGGATCTAAAAACTTTGAGCTTGATGTAAATGACTACATTGAGGAGGCGTTTGAACGTTGTGGTCTCATGGCGCAAACGGGCTATGATCTAAAAACAGCAAAACGTTCCTTAAATCTTATGTTGGCGGATTGGGCTAACCGAGGCTTAAATCAGTGGACCATTGAGCAAGCCACCCTATCTTTAACTCAAGGTACCGGTAACTATTCTTTAGGTGCAGATACAATAGATATTTTATCTGCTGTGGTTAGGCGTAGTGACGTGGATTTTAGTATTGACCGCATTTCTAGAGACGATTACCTAAGTATTCCTAACAAAACTCAACAAGCCCGGCCTTCTCAGTTTTTTGTGGATCGCCAAATTAATCCTACCTTAAAGCTTTGGCCTATCCCTGATAACAGTACGGACGTGGTTGTTGTTGACAAGCTTGTTCGAATAGATGATGCGGATACTCAAATCAATACGTTAGAAATACCTTTTCGTTTTTACCCTTGTCTAGCGGCAGGCTTGGCGTACTATCTCGCTATTAAGCGAGCACCTGATCGAGTTCAACTGCTAAAAGCTATATATGAGGAAGAGTTTGAAAGAGCGGCATCGGAGGATCGTGATCGAGCGTCTTTTAATGTTCAACCTAGCATGGCCTATGCAAGGATTATGTAATGGGTCGTTATGCTTCAGGAAAATTTGCCTACGGTTTATCTGACCGCTCTGGCTTTCGTTATAAGCTTAACGATATGAAGCGTGAATGGACGGGAATGCTAGTCGGTCCAGATGAATTTGAAACCAAGCAACCGCAGTTAGAACCTCGTAAAAAAGTCTCTGACCCACAAGCTTTAAAAGACGCTAGACCGAATCGCGTAGAGCCTTTGACCGTAAATGTAGGTGTGCCTACAATCATGGGACCAGCGTTTAGACCTTTATTAGCCAACGGACAAGTTGGAACTGTAACGGTGACAGTCTCATGAGTTTTACTTACGCACAACTTAAACAAGCGATACAAGATTACACAGAAAATGACGAGACTACTTTTGTCACTAATCTTCCTATTTTTATCAGGCAAGCTGAAGAGCGGATACTAAAAAACGTTCAACTAAACCTTTTCCGTAAAAACGTGTCTGGGACGATGACGGCTTCTAACAAGTTTTTAGCGGTCCCTACTGACTTTTTGGCACCTTTTTCTTTGTCTTTTGTAGACAGTAATAGTGAACACCAATTTCTGTTGTTCAAAGACGTTAATTTTGTTCAAACCTTTAATCCTAACCCTGCCACTACAGGTGAGCCTAGATTTTATGCTGTTTTTGACATAGATAATTTTATTATTGGACCTACTCCAAACTCAGGATATTCGGTTGAGCTACATTATTTTTATCGTCCAACAAGCTTGACAGCCGGTTCAGATTCAGGAACCACGTGGCTTAGTGAAAATGCAGAGCTAAGTTTACTTTACGGTTCTTTGATTGAGGCTTACACCTTTATGAAAGGTGAACCAGATCTTACAGCTAACTATGAAAAACGCTTTATTGAAGCTATTGCAGGTCTAAAACAATTTGGCGAAGCTAAAGAAACTACTGAAGAATATCGTGTTGGACGTGTTATGAGGCCCAAGCAATGATTTCACTAAAGGCCGAAATGCCAAACACTTTTAAAGTTGAAGTGGCTACGACAAGTCATAGAGGCTTTACACCAGAAGAAATAGCCCAGCGTTGTGCAGACAAAATTGTTCAAGTATCTGATACTGCACCACCTGCCATTCGTGACCAAGCGCACGCCTTCAAACACGATGTCACAAAGACTATTGCGTTTTACATGCATGAGGCTGTTAAAAGTGACAGAACTACACTATATAATGCTTTAGTTGATGCCGGGCATCCAAAACTTGCCGAAATGATTAGGAGATTCTGACATGGCTTTTTCTGGAAACTTTATGTGCACCAGTTTTAAGAAGGAGCTTCTTGAAGCCGTGCACAATTTCAAAAATTCTGGGGGCAGTACCTTCAAGCTGGCTCTATACACAAATAGCGCTTCCTTTAATGCAAGCACCACTGCGTACACCACCTCGAATGAAGTTTCGGGCACAGGTTATTCCGCAGGAGGCGGCACGCTTACTAGGGTAGATCCTACTAGTTCAAGCACCACTGCGTTCACGGACTTCGTCGATCTTACGTTTTCCGGAGCAACTATCACGGCAAGGGGAGCCTTGATATATAATGACGATGCTTCTGGAAACCCCTCTGTTGTAGTTCTTGACTTTGGAGGAGATAAAACCTCCACAGCAGGCGACTTTACAATTGTATTTCCTACCGCAGACGCGAGTAACGCAATTATTCGGATCGCCTAACAATGGCTGATGTAACCGTCCCTTTTACTGGGTGGGGCCGGGGGACGTGGGGTCAACTCGCGTTCGGAGAGGGTTCGGTTACAAATGATGGTGCCGCTGGTCAAGTAGGTGCTGTAAGCGTTGATCCTGATACAAATGTAACCCCTACGGGTGTTTCAGCTACGGGTGCGGTAGGCACTGTTACTGTTGTTGGAATAGCGAACGTAACTCCCACGGGCGTATCTTCTACAGGGGAGGTGGGAACTGCTTCTGTAACCGCAGATGCTGACGTAACCCCTACGGGCGTATCTTCTACAGGGGAGGTGGGAACTGCTTCTGTAATTGCAGAGGCAAACACCGCTGTTACCGGTTTATCTTCCACGGGGGAGGTGGGAACTGCTTCTGTAATCGCAAACGCAGATGTTGCTGTTACTGGATCAGATGCTACGGGTGCGGTAGGTACTGTATCTGTTATAGGCTTTACCAATATATCTGTTACTGGCTCAGAGGCTACCGGTTCTGTTGGCAGTGCCACAGCGCAAGCTAATGCAGATGTACCTGTCACTGGCTCAGAGGCTACTGGTTCTGTTGGTAGTGTTACAGCAACGGGTATTGCAAATGTAACGCCTACCGGTGTCGAAGCTACTGGTGAAATTGGAACAGTAAGCGTTGCTTTAGGCATGACTGTTTCAGTAACGGGTGTTGAAGGCACAGGAGTTGTTGGCAGTGCTGTTGCAAATGCCAATGCAAGCGTTTCTGTTACAGGTGTTGGGGCAACTAGTGCTGTTGGGGATTCTTCTACCACAGCAAGCGCAAGCGTTTCTGTTACAGGTGTTGAAGGCACAGGGGCCGTAGGCTCTGTTACAGTTCAAGAAAGTGTAAGTATTTCTGTTACAGGTGTTGAGGGCACGGGAGCCGTAGGTTCTGTCACTACTAACGCGGACTCTAATGTTAGCGTTACGGGTGTCGAAGGCACTGGACAAGTCACACCAGTACTGATATGGGGCAGGATTGTCCCTTCTCAGGATCCAAGTTACACTAACGAAGTTCCGTCATCCAGCCCGTCTTGGAGCGAAATAAATGCTTCGCAAACACCAAGCTGGAGTAAAATGGATGGCACGACAACGTCGTGGGTTGAAACAACTCCTTCCCAGACGCCAAATTGGGATGATATAGCCGCATAGGAATTAAACGATGCCTTCTACATATACGACAAATAATGGTATTGAATTAATCGCCACTGGCGAACAATCAGGTACTTGGGGTGCCACGACCAACACTAATCTAGAATTAGTGGATGCAAGTCTGGACGGTCAGGTAACAATCACTTTATCAAGCGCAGGCTCTTCAGGCTCGCCTAATAATCTACCTGTTACGGATGGTGCTTCCTCTAACGGCAGAAATAGAATTGTTATATACAATGATGGCGGAGATCTAGGAGCAACCGCATATGTTCAGTTGACCCCAAATGATGCTGAAAAAATAATTTTTATTCGCAACAGTCTTAGCGGATCAAGAGATATTATTGTTTTTCAAGGTACTTACAACGCCTCAAACGACTATGTAGTGCCTAACGGAACAACTGCCGTTGTTTTCTTTGATGGTGCAGGTACAGGTGCAGTAGCCGCAAACGTTTTTAACAACGCGGCCTTTGACGCATTGCAACTTGGCACAAGTGACGTATCGGTTAATAAAATCCTTGATCAAGACGATATGTCCGGAAACGATGCGTCAGCACTCGCCACCCAGCAGTCGATTAAAGCGTATGTAGATTCTCAAGTTGCTACAGCAGACACACTGGCTGAGGTTCTTGCTAACGGCAACACCACTGGCGGCACCAATATTTTATTCGGTGACAACGACAAGGCTATCTTTGGTGCTGGCTCTGACCTACAGATTTATCATGAT